ATATTGTTACTACTTCAAATGCAGATTTAGAATTAGCACCAAATGGTACAGGACATGTAACTATTAAAGGTAATACTAATCAAGGTACTCTTCAGCTTAATTGTGAAAACAATTCTCATGGTCAGCAAATAGTAGCTGCACCTCATTCAGAAAGTGCTAATAATGTTTTAACATTACCTAGTACTGGTGGTGATGCTAGATTAGTATCAACAGCTTCAACTGCTACACTTACAAATAAAACTTTAACTACACCTGTTATAGCAGAGATAGATTCAGGTTCTAGTATTACACTTGATGCAACTACAGATATTATATTAGATGCAGGTGGAGCAGATGTTTTACTTAAAGATGATGGTACAACTTTTGGTAGTTTAACAAATTCTAGTGGAGAACTTGTAATTAAATCAGGATCTACACCTACCACAGCTATGACATTTAGTGGTGCTAATGTAACTTTTGCAGGTACAGTAACTATTGGATCTGCAGGTATATCAGAAGCAGAATTAGAAATATTAGATGGTGCGACAGTTACGACAGCTGAATTAAATATATTAGATGGGGTTACATCTACAGCTGCAGAACTAAATATAATGGATGGAGATACATCAGCTACTGCTACAACTTTAGCAGATGCTGATAGAGTAGTTACAAATGATGCTGGTACTATGAAACAAGTAGCATTATCAGATGTTAAAACATATTTAACTAGTGCAGGATTTGTAACAGATGATCCAACAGCTTTAGCTATAGCATTAGGATAAAATAAATATT